ATCGTGCCTTTTTAAAGCCATACCTATCATATAATGCAGGGCTTCCCAATCACCTCTTTGCATTATTACTGATACATATTCCTTGTCATACTCTATTTTGGCAAACATTTCGGTAAGAGTTTTAGCTTGGTATTTTTGCTCTTTTTTACTGCGTTTCATGGGGCAGGGTCTTCAATAATATGTATAGGATTATTATCAATCCAAATATCTATATCCAATCCTATACTTTTTACATAATCTAGCTTGGCTTTACCCATAGTAAATATGATATGGTCTTTATCCAATACCTTGCCTATGCTATCCATTAGCTTTTCATTTTGCTTTTCACCTACATGGTGCGTTACGCAATAAACATCCCATTTACGCATCCAGCACATATAAATAAATGTATCCCAAAATTTAGGGTCTGCCGAATAGGTATTATGGTAATCAAGGGCAACGCAGAGGTCTTTTTCCCGTTTTTCCTCTTTAAAGCCACTTGCGTGTGCGGCTTGGGCTACCTGTAAGGCTTTGGCTTTAGTGTTAAATGGTCCTTTGGAACCCCAATACCATCCATCCTGTTTCTTAGCTATTGGCATTTTTAGTCCTTATTGCGTCATAACGCTTACATTGAAATTGGCAACCGCAATTAGGCGTTATCTGCCAATCCGCCACCTCACCATATTTTTTTAACGATTCAGCCATTTCTTTACGGCTAATTTTACAACTTTCATTCATTAATAGCCTATGCCTACACCCTGCGCATTTAAGCTGGTATATACCATGATATTTATCATTTATGGCTTTTAGGCACTCTGGGCACATTCGGCTATTAACACTTCCTCAATTTGTTTGATAATTTTTCCTCTTTCGGCAATAACGGCATTGCGCCATTCCGATTGAATTTCTAGGAGTTCCGCATAATTATGCTCTCCAAATTTATCTAAGTCATCAGCCGAATTTATAATAAAAGGCTCATAATTTACAATTCCTGCCTTTTGTAAAGTAGTAACACACGATTTGTCAAATAAAAGGACACAACGGCAGGCTAAGGATTCATAAAATCTGTTGGCTAAATTATTAAAATGGTTATGGGTAAATTCATCCTCAATATAAATGGAATACCTAAAATTTAATAAAGCTGGCGAATCCCATCCAAATTTTTTAATAGGTTTACTGGTGCATTTAATGTGAAGGAACTTTTTATGGTTCTTGGTGCTAGTAGATAAGTAAACTTTTTCTGTAAAGTATTTTTTAAAATAAGCCTCTCGGTCAGGTCTATAGGTGCCGTAATAAATAAAATCTAGGCTTTTTTTAGCCTTTGGCATTTCCTGAAATAGGAGTGGGTTTAAATTTACAGAATATTCATTGTCAAAACAGGCAAATTTAACAGCACCCAATTCATAATTGCATAAAAGGAACGATTTACGGCGTTTAAAAATGGTATATGCAAAAGCATTAGGTCTCAAGTTGTATTCGTTAGTAATCCAACCCCATGGTGTATCTTCATTTTCCGCTTCTATTGCATCAATATTATCTATAAAAGGATATTGTGTTGCATAAGAAATTAAAATGGCATCATATTTTTTTTGGAATCGTTTACTTGATTCCTGTATAAACAATGTATCTACATTATGTCCTAAGCCTTTAAGCTCCTTTTGTATTGCTAATGCGTTACGCACATGGGCATCTATAGGATTCTTGGCTCTCGGTACTGTTTCAATAATAAGAATATTAAGCATCTAAAATAGCCATAAAGGTGTCAAAGGTAATTTTTTCGCTGGTTATACCTAATTTGCTTTTAATAATTTCCTTTTGGGCAATATTTTCACATTTAATAATGAAATTAACCGATTCGTTTATTTCGTCAATTTCTTCAATCGGCTCAGGTTGGAAATCACCAAATAATGTATCAAGTTCCTGTTTATTAAAGCCCATAATTTGGAAATCAAAGTCATTGGCTAAATCCTCAAGTTCAAGTTTAAGTAATTCCACATCCCATGCAGAATTTAAAGCTATGCGGTTATCAGCAAGAATATAGGCTTTTTTCTGCGCTTCGGTTAAGTGACCCAGTACCAATACTGGAACGGTGTCCAATCCCAACTTTTGTGCCGCAAGGAGCCTTCCATGACCAGCAATAACACCATAACCATCATCAACGAGAATGGGATTATTAAAGCCAAATGTTTTAATCGAGGAAGCAATTTGGGTTACCTGTTCATCGGAATGGGTGCGAGAATTATTTACATAAGGGATTAATGTGCGAATATCAACTTGTTCTAATTGATGTTTCATAAAGCCTCCTTAGGCTGTTTTTTTTCAAAATAGGTGTAACGCCAAACCTTTTCCCTGCCGATTGGCTTAGGGTTATCCACTAGCTCTCGTTTAGCATAACGCTGGCGAATCAAATAAATTAAGCCCATTTGAATTTCGTTAGGCTGTAAAGTAGGGGTTAATACTGATATTTCGGAAAGTGTAAGAGATTTAGGGTTGTTCCTAAATAATTCCCGTAATGTTGTGACGGCTCCAGCCATAAATCACCTCCCAGTATTATATGAGAGGTGATATTACATCATTATTATTAAGCTAGCAAGAGTTCTACCGCTTTATTTTTAATACGGTCTCCGCTACCAAACCAAGCATTATTTAGTCGGGTATCGTTACTGCGGTTAGGAATATGGTGGTCGTAATACTCAGTTACAGCGTTTAGCATCGCCCACTTGGTATGCCCTACCAGATTCGCACCTTTAGCTCCTCCTTCGAATAACTCCGATAAGGCTATAACAGTACGATTGCGGTTTAAATCGTAATCCTGACGCTGGACTTGCGATATAGGAGCTACTAAAGCCTTAATAAACTCATTGGCTTTTTGGGCGTTTAGCTTTTGTTCCTGTAAGTGTTTAGCCATCCACATAAAGTTACCAAAGGCTTCGGTTATTTTTCCGAGTTCTAGTTTTACTTTTTCGTGGTCGAATACTGTGCTATGTGGTACGGAAACAACGGATTTATTACTATTAGTAGCCATTGACAAGGTGTTATTGCATACCACTCTAATACTGGTAAATCGGGCGGTAGTGGCTAGGCTTCTATCGCAGGAAGTGGAAAGAAGGAGGAATCCGCCTACTGCATCATCTTTACATACCTCACCGAATTTACCCGTTTCCGCTAAAGCCCACAGGCGTTTACCACCTCGTAAAGTTCCAGCCGTATGCAGTTTAAATCCAGCCTCTTTTACTAAGGAATCAAAAAACTCTAAAACTTCGGCTGGTTGAACGGGCTTGTAACGGTCGCTGACGATTGATAAGGCTTCGTTGTTATCGGATCGGTATAAAACATTTTGGGATGGAAAAGTTTGGTTATTTCCGTTGGCTGTAAAACCTACTGGGCTTGTATTAATAGTCCAGTCCATACCAGCGGCTTTTCTCCAAGTTTCCATGTCCGCACCTTCGTCTAATTTATTACCGAGGTCGTGCCAAGGGGTTGCTCCTACAAAAGCCATTTCGGTGAAACCATCTTCTCTGATTGTTAATTCGTGTGCCATTTTGTTACCTTTCGTGTCGTGTTAAAAATTAAAATGCTAGGTTTTTGCAGATTTCGATTGCATCTGCTTTAGAAAAACAAGTATGTAAAACGCTACCGCTTTTAGCGATATACCAAGTTTTACCGCTTGGCTTTTTATAAAAATAAAAAACGCTGGATTCTTGGCTATTACCGATAAAACGGTATGTGTAAGAGCAGATTCTTTGGATTAACATTTAATTTCCTTTCGTGAAAATTGATAATTAATATTAGTTGATCCCCCAATTAAGGGGGATATTTGTTAATAATGTTTTAAATTAGGAGTTTCGTTACGGGTGTCCGTATATTCGAAAAAATAATATTTAACTTGGTTTAAAAGAACATTAGCCCGTTCTTTATCATTAGCGTTAATGCACTCTTGAACATCAGATAACATTCCAGCTAAACGCATATTAATGTTGTATGCGTGTTCAAAAGATTCCTCTAAAACTTCAGGGGAGCATCCTAACATTTTGATTTCTTGATTTTTCATTTTATTTCCTTTCGTGTTTTAAGAGAATTATTCTCTATGTGTTAATCATAGCTGTACCACCTTATATGTGTAATCAATATGCTTTAATTCCAGCTTGGAAATCGCTATGTCGTTTCGGAAGGTGAAAAACATTAGGGTGGGGTCGAATCCACGAAAGGAGCGGACTCTTGGTCGCTAGTTTTTATAGAGAACTACTCTGATCCGACCCCATAGATTTGGTGGGCTACTTTTAACCGCCAAAATGTATGTGAAGCATTAAAAATGGTTAATTTTGCCCTTATTACTTAACCGCAACCGCAGATCATTTTACCGTTAAATCCAGTTACGCAACGATAAGGTGCATAAGGAGGACAAGCGGCTGATGCGATTGTTGATGCTAATAATAATGCACTAAATAATGCACTAAATAATGTTTTTTTCATGTTTTATTTTCCTTAAAAAGGGATGTCATCGGGAAGTCCAGATAATGATGCACCGCTTGGCGCAGAATTACCTGATTGTTTTGGCTTAGGTTCAAAAAAGGACACCCAACCATCAAAACCAACGGGAATTGCCTCTATCTTCATAGATAAACCATTGGCGGTTTCAAATACAGCACCTATTTTTACCCAGTTAGGCTTTTCCTCGCCTTGTGCATTTTTATATGTGCCTACTCTTGATTTTGCTTCAAACTTTAATGCCATTTTGCTTCCTTTCGTAAATAGAAATTAATTCCTGTTCAACTTCATTTAAAAACTTTACCACTTCAACTTCCATATTTTTAATGTATTCCTCATCCCTTGGAACTCGGACACAATAAAATTGGAACTCATCAGGCAGTCTTGGATCAAAACTGACAAAATCTGTCCAATCCCTTTCTGCCACCCACATTTGCATTTGCATTTGTGGAAAATATTTACTAGGTGCTTTTTGAGCCTTTAAGGTTTGTAAGTGCGTTTTGGTGTGTGGGCATTTAATTTCTAAATTGCCATCCGTACCAATTAAACCATCAGGGCTTGCTCCTACCCATTTAATATTAGGGTGTCGGATAAAGCCTGTTTGATCTACAAAGTTACCAGTAGCAACTTCATAAGCCATTCGGGCTTGGGCTTCGGTGTCAATGCCATGTTGCATAGCATCATTAATATATCCGCCTTCTTCTATGTCGTTTGTAATGCGTTGGGTTACAAGTTCCCACCTATAATCTTCACGGGTTTTGGCTTCTCCCGATTTAATTTTGGCAAGAACATCGGCTACTCGGCTGGCAGTTACATGACCAAGCCTTTCTAATTTCCATTCCAATGTGCCTTGTTCGGTCATTTTGCTTCTTTCAATAAAATATACCTAGCCCATTGACGACCTTCTGCTTTTTCAATAATGGTTAAAATTTCATGTCCTTCCGACTTTAATTTAAAAATAACATCGGCTAATCGTGTAATATGAAAGTTAGTAATGGCATCCCATGAAGTGATCCCCTTTTTTCTTTTTTTCTTAAGCCAAGTCATAACTTGTTCTTTTTGGGTATCCATTATTTGCTCCTTTCGTTAATAGCATTAGATAAACGATACCTTTTCCATTTTTCTTGAAACCTTAAATCTTCGCTAGGTGGCTCAAATCCTAATTTTCTAAAGGTAGCCAATACATCCGTTTTAGAAGATGGAGTATATTTATGATTAATATTTAACAATTTAGGCACTCGCATTTTCTAGCTCCTTTTTGCGTGATTCTTTTGCTTCATTTATGGCTTTTAATGCCTCAGGATGTTTTTTGCATGCTGTGTAACTAATGGTAAAAGTATCTCGGAGTTCATCTAAAGTTGATGCCGTTTTAATGGATTCCACCATATTTTCAAAATCTTTATCCTCTAGGTTTTCCGAGGGCAAGTCCTCACCGCTGTATATGTATAAACCAATACCAAAGCAAGCAATACACTTGGCTAAACACCGCATCATCGCCTTATTAACGGCTACCGCATCGGGGTTTTTAACGGCCTGATTTCGGTTATCCATAACGGGTAGGTGCATTTGCATGGTTTTTTCAAACGCATAAACTGTGCAGGACACCATTAAGGTTTCCCCGTAGGCTGTTGGATCGTTAAAAGACCAAGTGGCTTTAGGATCATGTTGTAACAATGTATCAACAGCCCAACTCCAAGAAAGGTAGGATAATCCTGCTTTTTTTTCTATATATGCACCAACATCAATAATGCGTAATTCTTGAAATGTTTTCATGTTTTGTCCTTTAAGATAAATAACCTTTTACCAATCGGTCTGCGGCTAATGCTTCTGCGCAACTTTCCCAATATTCCCAAGCCATAGTGTGTAATTTCCGACCTAAAATTTCGTAATTAATATCTACCAATGGCTGTCGGAGCATATCTTCAATAATTTCTCGGTCTCCATCTCTTGCTTCTTGTAAGGCTTCTGCAAAATTGGAATAAATAAACGGGTTATATTCGCCCATCATTAATTCTCGGACTTCGTTGTCGATTTTTTCGTTATCGTCATTGTCTTCGGGCTCATAATACGCATCGTGTCTGCTCATACCCATATTAAAATCCTCCTGTTTGAAGGATATAAATGGTCATTAAAAAGACCGCTAAAATACCGCCCAGTAAACCGCCTAAAATAAAGTCTTTCATGTTTTCTCCTATCGTGTTAGGCTTTAGTGCCTATAAGTATTATATTCATATCCTAAAAAAGGTGTAAATTTTTTTATGTTTTTAACAATACCTTATCCTCCTAGCGTCAATAGCTATTGGGGTTTTCACGGACATAGACGATTCCTGACCAAAAAAGCGAATGACTTTAAATCCAGCGTTTCCGAAGCTGT